ATTCTGGTCGAGGTGCTTATCGTAAGCAAGGCGAAGCCCATCACGAAGAAGGGAGTCCATGTTCCTTCCCGTAACGTTGCCCCTCTGCATATCTACCCACATTACACGCGTTCCGGCTGCGACTACATGGGTCTTGTAAAGTCCCTTTGAAAAGTCAGCCTGCACCATAGGAACGCCATTTGCCCCGGGTGCGTGTCCAAGGTTATCTGAACCGCCGGATACGCCATAATTAACGCTCATGGCAGATACAAACTCATCCCAGCCGCCGCCTACACGGATCGGAAGGTCACGCCCATATGTAAATGATGTGAGAGGTGTCCTTACAAGCGTATCTCTTTTCTCAAGCTCTGAAACAAGGAACGCCTGACCGCTTGCAATGCCTGCCGCGTCCATTGTCGCAATCCCACCCTTGCCAAGCGATACAGTGTCAAGAGTTGCCTTTCCTACATTCTGAAATCCCATTTTCTACCTCCTTATGCATTTTCCTGTGTAAGGATGACAAGTTCAACCACACCATTACCATCAGCCGCGCCGCCAAATCTTGCATTTGTCAGCTTTACGGTATTGGTTGAATCTGCCGAAGCCTCAAAGCCGCCGATTACGCACGTGGGATATGATGCATTTGCTGCGACCCTCACATACACATCGCCGTTGTTTGCCGCTGTTCCGCGCTGGCATATTACATTTACACGTCCCCTCTTCATTACAGGGGTGATCTCGTTCTGTGCGTAACTTCCGGCATTCTGGTTTGCATAGTCCGTCGCGCTCTTTACTTCACGGGTTGCAATTCCCACAAAGCCCGTTGCGGCGAATGTTCCCGATCCGGCAATAAGCGAAGCTACGTTGATTACTTTCCCGTTGGAATCGTAAACAACAGCATCGCCAAAACCGATCGTGCCGCCTGCCGGGATTGAATCTATGATCATGTCGGGCTGTCTGGAATATGATCCAGCAAAGCCATGTCCCATTGTCTTACCTACTACTGTTCCAATCATTTACTTTACCTCCTTGCGTGTATGAGGGTTAAGGTTTGCATATGCTTTCTGGACTTCGTCAATATCCGCCATGGGGGATTTTGTCTGATATGAAGCCTGTGCGTCCATAACCTTAACAATATCATCTGTCTTTACGCTTACCGCGCCAATGATCGCATCAGACACCGCTTTTCGTGTAGCTTCGTCTTTGATATTGGCAACTACCGGGCGCATTGTCTTGAGGATATGTGCCGCTACATTGTCGGATACCGCCTTGCACCCGTCCATTTCCTCTGCCGGTACTACTGAAGCCTCCGGCTCAAGCGACTTTATTGCTTCATCAAGGTCACTTTCAACTTCCACTTCGTCCTTTGTCTGCATTGCGTCTATCTTTGCCGCAAGCTCTTCTACCTTTGCCGCAAGTGCTGCGACGGGATCCCCGTCCTTCACCTCTTCTTTGGTCTCTTCCTCTTTGGTTTCCTCTTTTTTCTCTTCCAAAGCGTCCGCCGTGTCCATTGCCAGCTGTGTCAGCTCCTCTTCGTTTTTGCCATTGGCAGCCATGCCGAAGAGCTTCATGATTGTTGACTGTTTGCTCATAGTTTTCCTTTCTGCCTTTTTCGGCTTTGTTATATTCGAGTCCATGATTGCGGCTTTTGACCCGGCTCTTGCCATTTCTACAACCGCCACATGGTTTCCTCTTATGTTCGACTGCGTATAGCCGCCCTCGCTCTCGCTATAGTCGCATTCATACCCACATGAGACCTGTCTCTTCCCGTTCTTTATATCGCGTATAAGTTCTGCGTCATGTATGTGGAGATCTGCTATAACATACCCGTCCCATTCGCCTGCGCCTTTCCGCACATTCTGGACGTGCCCTTTTTCATACATGGTTGCGGTTTCTGAATCTACCAAGTCAGGTGGGTGATCATTCGTCACTGGCTTGCCCTCAAATGATGCAAGCGCCGCATCAGAAAAGACCTCTTCGGGCGGTCTGAATACCTTCACAATCTTTTCATCGTTAAGCCCTATTTCAGTTCCCAAATAATCCTGTTCGCCTGTCCGTGCTATTGGGACATTCCGGCATATAAGGAAACCTTCCCCGGTTTCTATCTGATTTGGGCTTATGGTATAGCCGTAATAACTGATCATGGCAATGTCTCCTTTGCCTCTTTGCTGAAATCTCTGAATGATTTCATCCATTCTTTATATTTTTCATCATCTGCCCTTTTGTGCTTTAGGAACGTCTCAAAATCGGGTATCTTGTTCCCAAGCGCCGCTTTGTACTTCTTCCATTGCCTTGTATCATTCAAAAGCTTTTGGCGGTTGCGCATCTTGTTCTGATATGCTTCCCTCTGCTTCTTTGTGCGTGGATCATGGGTTATTGGGTTTTTCTTGAATGATGAAAAGTCTTTGTCTTTTTGTATCTGCTCTTCGCTCTTGCCTATAGTCGTGTAGGGAATGATCGAATGCAGGCAGCTAGGATGAATGTTCAGATAGCTGTTTTCAATGGTATTGGGACCTTCTGGGTCAATCTTGCCAAATGCACTTGCAAGCGGTGGGTATTCGGGGTTTTTCCCACTTTTGGAATACACCCGACCTTCATACACGGCACACACCGGGCACGTTGAGCCTATGCGCACTATCTGAAATAAATCATGTTCATCTTTCGTTAGTATTGCCGCCTTTTCAGCTTGGCTTGCCGTGCTCCTCACTGCCATATTACAGTAGTCTGTCAGCGTCCATCGCCTCCCCATCTTGTCGATATATGCCGTTATGCCTTTGCTTGCGAGGTCGGCTTTCATGGATTTCTGTGCCATTGTCCATGAATGCCCAATGGCTTGCTGATTCGCTACCGCTTCAAGTACCGCACTTCTAAATTCGTCACCTTCCAAACGTGCGACTGCCAAAAATTCCCTTGCGCTCTGTAATGTAACATTTGAAGCTTCGATTATTTCCCCCAGCAGGTTGTTTGCAAGGGTCTGTACGATAGCCGTTTCGGCTGATGTAAGCACCCTTGCATTTTCATAGCCTGCCGCGTTTTTTTCTCCCCTTCCATGAAAGATTGTCTCTATCATTTCGGGGATATAGAGGAAAGAATGAAACTGCAAATCTGAAATAATCTGTTGTACCCTTTCAAGCGCCGCCACTTCTGCATAGTCCACGTAATTGAGCGAGCGCTTGCGTGTTATCTCGTTCACTATCTGACGTTCAGCATTCAGATAGATCTTCATGACCTTAAGTATGGCTTTTTCTTCCTGTGGGCTTTTTACAATCATATGATACCTGCCATCGGGTCATTCATCATGCGTGTGTTCGTATACGTTACACCTCTGCCCTGTTCTGCCTGTTCGTCTGTCAGCTTGTCAAATATTCCATCTAATGATATCAGCTCCTTATCAGCTACCTCTTTATCTATAAGGTCATTCTGATATGCTGCTATAATCGTGCTTGCCTTTGTCGCAGCTGTTTCCGCAATAGCCTTTTCGTCAGGTGACTGCATCGAAGGGAATATTATTTCTAAATCGTCTGGAATCATTCCCCAACAGCTTATAGCCATGATCGGTATCAGCTTTTCAAGTATTGCCCTTAGCGAAGTCTCCCTCAAGCCGTCTATGTAGTCGTAATAGTTGAGCATATCAGCTTCGCCGGTTGCGTTCATGCCAGCAGGCGAACGCCCAAACAGCTTTGTTACAGGTGTACGCGCCGCCCCTGCTACATCCATCATGACGCGGTCATACACATCTGGCAGCCCAGTGAACGTATACTGTTCTGAATGTACGGAATCGCCCTTGTTCAGCAGTGATATGCCCTGTGAGCTTCTGACTATTGACATCGCCTGCATTTGGTTCCAGAAACGCCTCTGCATTTCTGTGTTTCCTATTCCTAATAGCTGGTCTAATCCTTCAACTTCTCTATACTCAACATTTGCGCGGAATGTAAGCGCCGCTATGTTTGCCGCTACATTGTCGCGCCTTGCGATCTCGTTATAGATAGCCTCTATCTCCGATTCGCCCCAATACATTTCTGCGACCTGTTCAAGCCATGGAAGCTCACGCCCCACAAATCTGATTATCCTTGAATGATGAACGTTTATCTCATATGTATCGTCTGCATCTCTTACCGTGTAATAATCAGGCAGTCCAAAGTCAGCGTCATCTGGGTCTGTTACAATCTTGCCTTGCGGAAAC